GAATAATAATAATAAATTTTTAGGATAAAGTCAATTCATTAATAAATCAAAGTATTTATATGAAAACAGCAATGGAAAGAAAAACTAGAATACCAAATACAAGGTTGAATAGGTTTTATGACGAAGAAGATTTTCAACTTGAGCTTGATATGGCAACAGAGCTAATCGAGGGTGATATGAATTTTACTGTTGTTTTATTTAGAGTTGATAGGGTTAACACACAAATGGATGATGTTTACGGTGAAAGTAACGTAAATGATATCAGATTTTTATCACCAGTCGAGTTAAAGGTTATACTTAACCTTGAAAATGGTGAGAATAAATCATATTCACCAAACGGTAATTTAAGGTATCAAGACTATGGAAATCTTGAGTTTACGGTTTTACAGAAACAATTGGATGAGAAGAATACCGAAATAAGTTATGGTGATATTATTGGTTATTCGGATAGACAAAACAATTTTAAATATTTTACGGTTTTTGATGATGATACCGTGAATACTGATAACCCAAGTACCCAATTTGGTTACTCTGGTTATTTTAAAAGAATAAAATGTACAAACGTGGATCCTAACGTATTTAAGGGACTATAAACATGGCTTTACCAGGTTCATTTAAAAAGAATATTAATCTTACACAACAACGTGCAAACATAGAGTATCCTTACTCAATGCAAAGCGGTGCGGCTGAAAATATGAAAGATATGATCACCAACAATGATACGTATTTACCAAAGGGTGTGATGCATGTTGATTTAGATAGAGGTTTTAAAGAGTTTATTACTAACGAATTAGCTATTTCTCTTGACGGTGAGAAAGTACCTGTTTTTATGATGGGTATCCAGAAATGGAATGAGTTTTCACAAACATGGAAATTTTCAGATGAGTACAAAAATTTAAAGATTCCGTTTATTAATATCGTTAGAAATCCAGATACAAAATACGGTACAAACCCATCTTTAATTTATAATATACCGACAGGTAAACATTATACGTATGCGGAAGTTCCAACTTGGGATGGTAATAAAATGGGTGTTGACGTTTATCAAATACCACAACCAATTCCTGTTGATATAACTTACGATGTTAGAATTTTCGCTTATAGACAACAAGAACTTAATAAATTTAACGCAACCGTTTTAAAAAATTTTCAAAGCAAGCAAGCTTATACGGTGGTTAATGGACATTATATTCCAATTATTTTAGAAGATTCTTCAGATGAAAGTCAAGTGACTGATCTTGATAATAAAAGGTTTTATGTGCAAATGTACAATTTTAATTTACAAGGTTTTTTATCAGATCCAGATGATTATATTGTGACACCAGCGATTAGTAGAACTTTTACAATAACAGAAAATATTTAAAAATAAAAAAAGAATTTTAAAAATCAACAAATATTCTGGTTTTTTGGTAAAAAATCTGATATTTATCAATAAGATAAAATTAAATAAACAAAATTAACTAAATATGGCAAACAAAGTTTATGCATCTCCAGGTGTCTACACAACCGAAAAGGACTTATCATTTACAACTGAGACAGTTGGTGTTACAACATTAGGTTTAGTTGGTGAAACCTTAAAAGGTCCAGCATTCCAACCAATATTCATCAGAAATTTCGATGAATTTAAAACTACTTTTGGTGGTACTAACCCAGAAAAATTTAAAAATACGCAGATTGTTAAGTACGAATTACCGTACATTGCAAAACAGTATTTAACTCAATCAAACCAATTGTATGTAACAAGACTTTTAGGTTTATCTGGCTACGATGCTGGTATGGCTTGGGTTATTAAAACATTAGGTGCGATCGATCAATCAACTTTAACAACTAGCGGTGTTACTCAAACATCAATTAATTTTCAGTTCGATACTAGCGGTAATACTTTTTATGTCACTGGGGTTTCTGGTAATACTGATTTAATTGATTATATCGCTACCGCAACTGGTGTTGATACAACAGATTTTGATACATCATTTAATCAATTCTTTACAACTATTGGTACTTATACAACAGCTGACTTTTATGTTGGTGATGCTTTATACTGGGGTCTTTTGACTCAAGATATGGATACTGATTTAACAGTTGACGCAGCTACACACAGTTTAACACCAAATTATGTTGATGCATATGAGTTACCTTTTACAATACCTTCTGCTGATAGAGATGCTTATATCTTAAATAATGAATTAACATATAACACAGGTACTCAAACATATAACGGACCTTCGTTTGCTTTATATTGCCACACATTTACATCTGCTGGTGCTACTATTATTAATGGTGTTTTAGAATTATTCACTGTTGATTTAATGGCTGATCCATTCATGGAAGGTCATAACAAAAATGTTGCAACTATAAGAAGTAGAGGTACTTATACTTCAGATATATTAGGTTATAAAGTTAACACATTGGATATGGTTGCCCCAATAGGGATTGTTAATGATCCATACTTAGCTTTTGATTTAACTGGTACAAGTGCAAACCCAACTGGTAGCACATTCACATATACAGTTTCTTTAGATAGCACAAAATCTAACTACATTAAAAAAGTGGTTGGTACAACACCAAACAATAAAGATTCTTATATCTACGTTGAGGAAACTTATGATGCTTCTTTAAAATTTGGTAGATTAAACGGTAAAATTAAAGGTTTATACAGTGAATTAACATCAGTTAATGATTGGGATCACTACAGATTCCAGTATCAATCACCAGTAACACCTTTCTTCGTATCTGAATTAAGAGGTGGTTTACCACAAAGATTGTTTAGATTAATCTCAATCTCTGACGGTGCTAACGCTAATACTGAAATTAAAGCTTCAATCGCTAATGTTGATTTATCTAAGAAAACATTTGATATCTACGTTAGATCATTTAGTGACACAGATGCAAACGCTTCTATAATTGAAAAATTTGTTGATTGTACAATGGACGAATCGTTAGATAACTTTGTTGGTAGAAAAATAGGTACAATTGATAACAAATATCCACTTAAGAGTTCTTATGTTGTACTTGAAATGGCTATAAACGCCCCTATAGATGGTGTTCCAGCTGGTTTTGAAGGATATGAATTTAGAACAAATGGTTTAAGCGGTTACACAGCTACAGAGGTTCCAGAAATACCATACAAACTTAAATATTATGCACCTGGTGATACAATTTATAACCCGCCATTTGCTAACGCTACAGTTTCTAGTGGTGATGTAATAAGAAAACACTACTTAGGTTTTTCAACTCAATTTGGTGCTGATAAAGATTTGTTATTATTCAAAGGTAAAATCAGTACTTTAGGTGACAACGCTTATAACACTGGAGATGATTACGTAACTAAAACAAAAGGTTTCCACATGGATATTAACGCAAGTAGCCTTATTGATTCTGTAACTGGAGAACAAGTTTTTTCTGTTGGTGTCGCTTCATTCATTGATCCAATAGTTGTTGATGGAACAACAACTCACCCATACAATAACATGAGAACAAGAAAATTCACAGCTTTATTTTATGGTGGTTTTGATGGTTGGGATGAGTATAGAGTTAACAGAACAAACACAGATGATTATAAAATCGGTAGAACTGGTTTCGTAGCTGGATTATTCGATACATTCACAAATGTTGAATACGCTGAGTTATTTGGTACTTCTGATTACTACGCTACAATGTACGGTATCAAAAAATTCCAAAACCCAGAAGAAACTGCTATCAATATTTTAGCAACACCAGGTATTGATATTTTAAATAATACTGACTTGGTTAGAGATGCAATTGAGGTTGTTGAAGAAAAAAGATTGGATGCGATTTATTTACCAACATTACCTGATATCAAGTTGTTAAACAATAACAACCCTTCAGATACTGAAAACTGGTACTATGCGGAAGATATCGTTAGTGAATTAGAAAATACTGAAATTGATTCTAACTACACTGCGGTTTACTATCCTTGGATTCAAATCGTAGATACAGACAACAATGCAAACTTGTTTATCCCACCTACTGCTGAAGTAGTAAGAAACATGGCTTACACTGATAACGTAGCATTCCCTTGGTTTGCAACTGCTGGTTACAATAGAGGTTTAGTAAAATGTAATAGAGCTCGTATTGTTCTTGACCAAGAATCTAGAGATGTTTTATATCCAGGTAGAATTAATCCATTAGCGACTTATTCAGACGTTGGGGTTGTTATCTGGGGTAACAGAAACTTGCAAATCAAATCAAGTGCTCTTGATAGACTTAACATCAGAAGATTGTTATTACAAGCAAGAAGATTGATCATGAGTGTATCTAAGAGATTATTATTTGATCCAAACGATACTACAGTTAGAAATCAATTCTTGTCTTTGGTTAACCCAATTTTGGATAACATCAGAAAAGAAAGAGGTTTAACAGACTTTAGAGTTAGCGTTGCAATGGACGTTGAAGATAACGATAGAAACACATTAAGAGGTAGAATCTTTATCAAACCAACACCTACTTTAGAATTCATTGAACTTGAATTTACAGTAACTCCACAAAACGTATCATTTGATAACATATAATAAAATTGGGGGTGCGTTAATAGTACCCCCATATTTTTTTTATCGTTGGTTAATTTATGCTGGTGGTTAAAAAGAAAGTAACAAAGAAAAATAATATATAGTACATATATATAATAGAATATAATAGATAATATATTATAGTACTATATGAATAGAGTACTTTGGTTAAGTACCTTAACAAAAATAATATAAAAAACGCGAAAAGTCAAGTATTCCTAAATATTTTTTTAAAAAAAGTGTACAAATACAAAAATAAAGATATTTATTAATAAACAATAAAACAAAACTAAATAAAGAAAAAATATGGCTAACTTATTAATGAAAATGCCTGTTCCTTACGAACCAAAAAGAAAGAACAGATTTATTTTAAGATTCCCAAGCTCACTTGGAATTAACGAGTGGTTTGTAATCTCTACATCAAGACCTAAAATCGCAATAAACGAAGTTGAGATACCGTTTTTAAATACTTCTACATATGTAGCTGGTAGATTTACATGGGATGCTATTGACGTTACGTTTAAAGATCCTATCGGTCCTTCTGCTTCACAAGCGTTAATGGAATGGGTTCGTTTACATGCTGAGTCTGTTACTGGTAGAATGGGTTATGCTGCTGGTTATAAAAAAGATATAGAATTAGAAATGCTTGATCCAACGGGTGTTGTTGTAGAAAAATGGATCCTTCAAGGTACATTTATAACCAATGCTGATTTTGGATCGTTAGAATACAGCGATGATGAAATTGCAGATATTACGGTTACATTGAGAATGGATCGTTGTATATTGGTTTACTAGAATTTTTCAATTAATTTTACAAAGGGGTGCTATGCGACCCCTTTTTTTTTATTCATTTAGTAATTTACTATATTTTCCGATGAAAGTATTAATTTTTTCCGTTAGTACTGTTTGGGTATTCACCTCATGTTCCCAAATGACTAATAAGGTGTATGTGGGGTCAAATTTGACCAGTTTAACTTTGTACTGATCATTCTTTAGGTTTCGTCTTTGAAAGGCGTATTTAGCCTCTGGATTGTGTTTTTTGCAACAGTGGAAAAAACAACCATGAGTTTCAACCAAAATATTATGTTCAGTTAATAAAAAATCAAATTCTCTTTTTTTAAAAACAAAATGTTGTTCAAATTTTATATCTAAACTCGTAAGTATTTCAGCGAAAGATACCTCAAGATTTGAAGTACCACCCATTTTTTTAAATAATTTTCCAATTTTTCTTTTCTTTTTGGCCATATCTGCGTATTATTATAATAAGTATTATTAAAAACGGGGTAAATTGTATATTTTAAAAAAAATACTGTTTACACTATTTAATAATGTACTATAATTAATCTAAATAAATAAAAAATATGGATAACGAACAACAAGTTTACTTTGAACCAGCACATGATGTGATTAGCTTACCTTCAGGTGGTAAATTTTACAAAAACAAAAAAGATACTATCAAGGTTGCTTATATGACAGCTGCTGATGAGAACATTTTAACATCACCAAACTTATTACAAAGTGGTAAAGTTTTAGATGTTTTATTAGAAAAAAAGATTTTAGATAAAGATATCAAAGCTGGTCAATTATTACCAGGTGATAGAAACGCTATTATCTTCTTTTTAAGAGCAACAGGTTATGGTGAGATCTACCCAGTAGAATTAACTGACCCTAAAACAAATGAAAAATTTACAGAGGATATTGATATCAGTCAATTACCAATAAAAGAAAATGCGTTCCC